GACTATGAATAGCAAAGATGTAAAAGTAGGATTAGGTCCTACAGTTAATCTAAATAAACTAGCAATAAAAAGAGTGAAACGTAAATCAGTACAGTTAGTGAAAAAGCTCTCAAGATAGAACGCTTCAAATTGCACCTTCGGCTTTATAAGCCATGTATATAAAATAGTCTAACAATACAACTTGCATTAATAATGTTGGCGGTGCAAATATTCCTCCAAATAGAATAAACGGAAATAGAAAACACCAGAATCCAATTTTCCAGACATAGTCATATCCTTTTTCCTTGGGTACTTGCCATTCTGTCCAACTAGGTGTCGGTGGCTTCTTTCTATAGTCTTCAACTTCGAAATGCATTCAAACCCTCACAAATTAAATTCATATGTACAACCACTGCAACTGCATACCCAAATGCGTGTGCTTTTTTAAAATAATATTCTCCGTCTTTGGGTTTTACCCAAACTTCTTCTAGTATCTTATCCCAACTGTCATCTTGAAGATGTCTCTTGGCTGGACGTATAATAGCTAACACAGCCGCCAGTTGTTCTACATTTTTTGGCTTTAGTTTTTTTATTAGTTTGTGATGACCTGATACATGAAATACAAGATCGCAAAAGTCTTTTGTTTCTAACAATTCCCAGATTGGTTCTTTGTTCATTAACTCTTTTAAATGTTGTTCATCTTTAACTTTGTCATAGATGTTTACATTTAAAAAGTCTAGTTTGAAATAACCTCTGTCTTCTGCTGTCTTATGATCTATTGTAGAAAGTTTGTCTACTGGATTGTGAGGAATCTCAGTAACATAAACTCCTGTATTGTGTTTCTTACCTGAGTCAAGTTTAGCAACTCTATGTTTTAGTTTTGCTAAAACTTGATCTCTATCGGCAAAGTCTATATCTATATCAGGCATTGTCTTCTAGTTTCTTTTTTGCCTTTTCGACTGCTTCTTTCCAAACCATAGGTGATACATGTTGATCAAATGTAATTCCATTTAAATGATCTAGTTCATGCTGAAAGCAAACTGCATCATAGCCTACAAAAGTTTCTTTAATTTGGTTTCCAAGTTCGTTAGTCCATATCGCTTTGACTTTGTGATGTCTTGGTACCTGTATAGTTACTTCAGGAAAACTTAAACAGCCTTCCCACATGGTCAATACAGGTTCTATTCTTTCAACTATTTCTGGATTGATACAAAGTGCTTCTCTATCAGTTTGATTGTTAGTCGTGTTGTTATGCACAAAAACAAAAACCCTTGCATTAATACCAACCTGGTTAGCAGATAATCCTATACCAAGATTTGCTTTCATTAGTTTAAGCATCTCAGTTTTTAATTCTACAGGATCCATCGGAGGATTATCAAAGTCCCACGGGTCCAGTTTTTTTGACAACCAATCACTTGGGTGTTTTACGAGCTCTAGTTTCATATAAACAACCTCCATAACGCAATAGCATTCATAATTGTAAACCAACTACATAGCACAATTACAAATGCGGCTCTTCTTATTATAGCACTAATTATCCCTAAAATACTACCGATGAAGTATAAAGGGATAAAGATCTTTGTTGCAGGGGCTAACACAGTATAGGTCAGTATAGCACTGGCACTAATTAAAAATGTAGCTTCTGCCATTTCACAAAAGAAAGCAACCTTGCTATTGTTATAACTTTCCTTTACAAAATCTGTTACTGTTTTTATCATTTCTTATCCTTGTAAAAATAATCTACTACAAACACTCGCTTATTATCACGTACAGGATAACAGCCATGTAAGACTGTACTCTTAAAAATCAATACATCTCCTCTGTCTGCTTTATAGCATAGATCATGTGTGTTCCCTTGTCCGTCATAAAGATATGCAAATGTGGCTCCATGAAATGCACTTTCGTCTGGATCGGCTGGAGTAAGATAACATACCGCACTTATTTTCTTAACATTATGATCACTATGTCTATGTGCTTTTTGCCATCCACCTTTTCTATATTCTATTGTCCATAATGCACAAAGGTCTGTCAGTTCAATTGGCAATCCTACTTCATCAATTTTTTCTTGTAGATAAGGTTTATACTTCCATTCGTTTAGAAAAGCTCTAGGGTGAATGTTCCACTGCTTACCTCTATAGGTGCTTGTTTGGTCACTTACATCCTCACGTGTCTCTTCAGGAAATACTTTTTTGTCCCAATGAAAATCAAATTCTTCCTTGTCCTCGTAGTGTGTTTCAATAATCCATTGATGTTCGTTACCTAACAAATGTGTTTTCATCATAGCTTTGATTCCTTTGCAACTTCCTTTACAACCTCAACGTCTGCAGGTTTCTTTCGAAATTTCATAGCCCAATGTTTTGGATCTATCACTGTGTATACAAATTCTAATTGTTCATCGTTAAACTGTGCTAACATACTTTTACCACTTGGACAATTTAACATAAGCCAAGGGCTTATTTTTCCATCTTTTATATCACGTGTTACCCTGTTTAAAGTTGCATGTCTAAAGTAATCATTCCAAGGAGCTTCTTTCTCTTCACCCCATGACATCATTGTGTCAATTGATCTTTCTACCGCTGTCTCCATACTTTCTTTCAACACAAGTTCATTGACATATTTTTCATACAGCTCATCTCTACACCAATGATCAAGTTTTACTCCACAGGTTACAACCCAATCTATATAGTTTTCCATATACATAGGATTCACATTGTTTAACCAACTTCCAAATTTTACAAATGCATTGTAATATGGACTATCACAAAAATCTTTATATGTTTTTTCTGTTTTGGCTCCTGCACTCAATTTATAAAATCTTGTAAATGCATAGTATCCTAATTGCACATGTTTTTCATTTTTCTGTAAGTGTCTACGTTTCTTTTCACACATGTGTACTGAAAGTGTTTTTTCTCTAGTAAAACTAGCACCACAGTATTCACACTTGTATGGCTTAGATGTCGACACTTCGTTTATCCATCCCGTGGTCTTCTCCAAGGGCAAATAGTTCTTTTTTTGTAGATATTCTAGCAAGTAATTCTACCTCATCTTGTTTCATGTTAGGATATATTTTTTGTAAAAACTTCATAGCTTTACTATTAGATTTATTTCTATGTTTGTATCCTATCCATTCGTGATATTGTATTTTTTTCGTATTTCCAGCAGTACATAAAAGTTGCCATAGGAGTTTTTTATGCTTCTGAATATTAAAAAAGTTTTTATTGTAATATTCATTTGTTTTAAATATTGCAAGTTCTTGGCTATCTCTTGTACCTTTTTGTGAACTGACATATCTGTTTAACAAATAAAAACTTACCTGTTTCTTTTCTTCAATAGATAGCTCGTCCCAAATTTCTTTTCCGCCCATATCAACTGCGGCAAGTATATCTTTCAACGGCAATTTATTCATACCAGGCTATCCAATCACTATCATGTTTCTTTATATTATAACGCAATTCTTTAAAAAAGTCAACCACTAAATCATTCTTAAATATAACCACAGGATACCATTTTACTATTGTATTTACTGATCCCATTAATACATCCAATTCATCATCGCCAACATCTACTTTCATTAAATCAATGTATATAAAGACAAAACTGTCTAATGTTTTTTGTGTTACACTATATTGTTGTTTACCTTCGTCTGTGTACAATACTGTTTCTTTTTCAATATCTCCTAACTTGTAAGGAAACATTTTTATTGAATTTGGTATTAGTTGATTGGTTTTTGGATTAGGTTCAAAAGCATATACTCTTTCAAATTTTTCAACATATGGTAAAGTTTTATCACCATTGCCTGCGCCTATATCAATATACGTTCTAAAATGTTTTATTTTTGGTAACGCCCACTTGTTCATTCTTGTAATTCCATAAGTGAATATCTTCCTGTGTGTTTATTTCTACCCCGTTGAAATCTACTTTTGCACAACCAATAGTCCAACCTGCCTTAAGCCAACGTAACTGTTCTAATTTTTCTACACGTTCTTCCTGTGTCACTTCTAAACTTGGATACAACGATAAAGCATCAGCCCTATAACCATATATACCTAGATGCCAATCACCATAACCTGTTATTCCTCTTCCAAACCAAAGTGCTGTATCTCCTGAACGCACCATTTTCACTGTGCTAGGTTTAAGTTGTTCTTCTTCAGTCATATCTGTAAATAATGTTGTGACAGGATAATGTTTTAGATAATCAGCAACAGCATGTATCATTGCAGGTGTTACGTCTGGCATGTCACCTTGTACATTGATATAATTATCATAATCTAGATCACGTGCCGCAATAGAACAACGTTCTGTGCCGTTACTTGCATCACCCGTCATGATATGATTAGGAACTAAACTTGCTATTCTTTTACTGTCAGTAACAACATAGACATCAAAGTCTGTCTGTCTACAAGCATCAAACACTCTTTGTATTAAAGATCTCCCATCTAAGATGTGTAGCATCTTATCAGGATATCTAGTACTATGCAGTCTTGCTGGTATTAGGATAGCTGTACGCATGTATTTCCTCTACTACTTTTTTAAAGTCTTTTAAGTGTAACATATTTGGTCCATCACTAGGAGCATTGTCTGGATCACGATGTACTTCTAAGAAGAAGTTTTTGATTCCTAGTGCCGATCCTGCTCTAGCAAGTCCGGGAACGTATTCTCTGTTTCCGCCAGATGATCCACCCAAACCACCTGGTTTTTGAACCGAGTGTGTAACATCAAAAATAATATCATTATCGTAATTATTAAGCATATAGTCAAGACCGGTAAAGTCAACAACAAGTGTATTGTATCCAAAGCTAGTTCCCCTTTCAGTTATCCAAACTTCTTTAGCACCGTCTGTTTTAGACAAGATGCCTTTGATATCCCACGGAGCAAGAAACTGCCCCTTTTTTATATTTACAATTTTGCCTGTAGCACAAGCCGCCTGTACTAAATCTGTTTGCCTACATAAGAAGGCAGGTATCTGTAAAACATCTATTACATCACTATGGTTTTGTTTAATAGATTCTATTTGTTCTACAGTATGGACATCTGTAAGTATTTTTAGTGTATTGCCGTGCTTTTCTTTGATAAGATAAAAATCCTTCATTGTCTTATCAAAACCTATTCCGCGTATACCGTCCTTACTGCTTCTATTGGCTTTGTCAAAACTGGCTTTAAAATAGTAATCAAATCCGAGATCTTTACAAATCCTGTTACAATGAGAAGCTATCTCAAATGATTCGAAAATGCTTTCGTGTTGACAAGGTCCTGCTATAATTTTCAATGTGATCTCCTTCCGTCAAACACACATACAAAATATAATTCTTCATACATACCTGCATGTACTCTATGGAATACTCCATCTTCAATAAGTACAACATCGCCAGGCTGAACTTTGATAGTATCATCGTCTAATTCCATCTTACCGGTGCCTTCAATAAAATAATATACTTCTTCTTGGCCTTCATGCTTATGACCTGATGTTGATTTTCTTGGTTGCAGGCGTGTGCTACTTACTACTAAATTCTTTAGTGTTGTATTATCTTTTACAACATATCTTTCATCTTGTTTAGCAACTTCTCCGCCTATATCATTAATACTTAATCTCATTATCCACTCACGTATGGTTTGCCATCTTTGAATTTAGCATAAAAGTTTTTCTGTTCATGTATTCTTCCAAGAACATTTTGAAGTTCAATCATCTCGGCTTTCAACTGAGGAGATGTTTCTCCATTAGCAATAGCTAAACCTCTTCTACCTGCTTTTGCTCTAAGAGCTTCTTCTATGATTTCTACATCTCTTATCGATAATTTAAAAGAAGTATTTGGCTTTGTCATCTCAATTGCTCCATAGGAATATAATCTTCAATACAAACAAATCCTACTCCGGGTTCAGCAATTTCTTCTTCCCACACTCCTTCTTGCCAACATTCATGTGGATCGTGAAAGTAATCCAAAGCTGTGCCCGTAACTTCTCCAGTAGATAAAATCGTTACCATAACTAAAATATATCCTGCTATCATTCTTTTAATCCAATCATATAATAAGTGTTTCTTAATTTTTCAATTAACTTACGTAGAGTATAACTCTTTTCAGATGCCATCATGATATCTTTCCATTCGTCATAATCTATAACTCCCATAGCTTCGGCAACTGCTTTAGGTTCTCCGCCTACTACCCATCGTTCGATCATGTTATGTGGCGGATCACGATAACGAGCAAACACAACACCGTTAGCTCTTTCGTAGATTAATGCTTGGCCTGGTATGAGTTTGCTCATCCATTTTTGACCTTTGTTCCTACTGTTCGTCTTACAATGTCATTGTGGTTGAACTCTGCCCAGTACAGTTCGAAAGCAACACCATCTTCAACACCTTCAAACTGATGTATCTTTCCTGGCTTTACTTGTGTAAAGTCTCCTGCATTGAGTATAGTTTCATCAACAAGACCTTCTTGATCGTCCTGCCAAACTCTTACAATCATCTTTCCGGATTCAACAAAAAATCCATTCCATTTAAATTTATGCTCGTGTTCTGAACATTTGTATCCTTTTTTAAATTCAATTCTATGGAATTCAAGAACACCATTAGCATGTATTAACTCTGTTTGACCCCAAATTTTACCAGCTTTCATTAAAACAATTCTCCGTATTTGATAACTTCTGTTTGTCTTGTTACATCTTTTATAAAATATGCACAAAGAGGTTTTTTCTTTTCTTCTATAGGCACACTTAATAACTGTCCATTACGTACCTTAGGAAAGTACCATTTCACATCGTTATAATAATTAATTACCTTTACAGGAGTGAAATCTGGCTTGAAACTGGTGTGTGGGTTAAACAAGAACGCTTCAAATCCTCTATCTCCTATGCTTGTCAATGGTAACACTTCTATATCATTACCACTGTCGCTACAACCAACAGCAATGTTCCAATCTATTGGCATTTGTAATTCATATCCACCTACATCAAGTACAACACTTGGTGAGCTGAAAGATTCTAAAAATATCAAAGGGATAAAGAAAAAATCTGGATTAGCTGGATCTGAATTGTCTAGTACACTAAATCTAATATCTTCTTCTATTTGGTCAGGTAAAGTATTCAGATCGAGAGACTGATTCTCTAATGTTAGTATTTTCATTTTAGTTCCATTCTATCTTTTCTATCGTAAATGGGTATTCTGCCTCCTTATAAAATTTCTTTCTCTGAGTCAAGTGGCGCTTCGCAAACTTACAAGTTGACGTAAGATCCCATATCTGTACGAAGTCTTTATCTTTTGCCTTTCTAACGCCTCTGCCTATTGATTGTATTACTCTCACAAAGCTCTTTCCAGGTTCAATGAGAACAAGATTAAAAATACGAGGTATGTTAATACCAACGGCGGCCACACCATATGTCGCAATAACAACATGATTAGTACCTTCATTAATTTCATCATATGCATTTTTTCTATCTTTAAGTTTTACATCACCTTTTACAAATTGTGAATCTGGAATTAGTTTTTGTAGTTTTTCACCTGCCTGTATTCTATCTACTAGTATTAATGTGTTGCCTGATTGTTTTATTTTGTTTGCTAGTTTACCTAAATAATCTATACGTAAATCATTTGTAACTAGATATTTTAATTCTTCCTGATAGTTTGTATGAACAGGAGTATCTATTAACTGTACTATGTTAACATGACAAGCACTTAAAACACCTTTGTCTTGTAATTCTTTAGCACTAATCTGCCCTATTACTGGACCTATACTTGCATGTATGGCTTCAAATTCAAACTTCTCTTTTGGTATTGTTCCTGTCAGGCCCCAACGTATAGGAGCATATCTCATGTTACGTGTTAGTAAATTTTTTAAAACTTCTGCCTTTGCTTGGTGTACCTCATCTACTATTACAGTTGACACACCTTCTAAGAATTCAGCAAGACTCAATACATCGTCACCATACTTGTGGCGTTTATCTAATATATTAAGACTTTGCCAAGTACAGATTGTGTGAGTCTTACCAAGTTCTTTTCTATCACCGAAATACACACCAACATCCAAACCACAGTTGATATAGTCGTCCTCTGTCTGCGTGACCAGACTCTTATTGGGTACCACTACCAGGCTACGCCCGTTTGTTTCTGTGATTTTGCTCAATGTCGCAGTGATGATAGTCTTACCTGCTCCGGTTGCCACTTCTTGTAGTGCTTGTGGATTTGCCAT